AAGACACGCGGTCCATCGATGCGAGTTAACGTAATGAGAATCACACGCCCGTTGGTAATAAGTGAGGAAGATTAAAGTGCATTATCCGTGGTTAGAAGTCCCCGCACATGGGGGCTTCTTTGTTCCTACATTAAAGTTTGAGGAGGTAAGGGTTAACGGTTTGAAAGCCGCCCTTTACCACCGAGTACAAGCCAAGGCAGAGATAGGGCGCAAGAATGGCAAAATAGGGGTGTGGTTTACTCGCGTGCGCTGAGGAATGCTTTAGAGAGCTCGATTTTAGCGTCTTTAATTTCATCCAAAGCAGCACGTTTTTCAGCCCCACTAATGCCAGTCATCGATCTAATAGCACGTTCCTGTTTAGCTAGCGTACCCATTTGATGCCTAAAGTCTCCAGAGAAGCTAGCCATACCAATTAAATCAGCTTCTTTGGTTATGTATGCTTCCGCTTCTTCGTCTCTACCGCTATCAATATAGTTTTTATATGTGCGGTCAGCTTGGATTACATCTTGCATTTGCTGGTACGCTTTATCAACTAGACCATTTGCATCTTTAGGCTGGAAGAAAGCGCCGATAACAGGGCTTGTACTACTTAAAACGCCGCGCCCTTCAGGCCTTTCCGCACCGCCGACTGGGTTAGCTAAAGACAAAATAGCTAAGGGTAGCGAACCTGTGTAGGCACGGAGCATGTATTCCATCTTAACTGGAGATATATTTGTAGCTTCCCCAAGTAACTTTAACGCTTCCGGTGTATTTGCGTACGAACGCTCGCCCGGAGCTAGCTCCAGTAAGCGCTGGCTTTCAATTGGTTTGCCAGTAAAGAACGAGTAGTTAGCACCAAGTTCAATAACGGGTTTAATAGCTGTTGGCGTGAACGAAGGTAAAAAGTTATCCACTACGTACTTAGATGTTTCTGAGGCCGCTTCACCCAACTTTTTGTCTCTAAACATAGTTGAGTAGAGCATTTCAGGAAGCATTTTAAAAATACCACCGACTTCAAATGGAATAGGTACTTTAACTTTTTCGTCAATTCCTGGCACTTTAATGAACCAGTTACCAATACGTTCAGATGATGTAGCATTCTTATAGTCGTCATCATCGTACGACATAGCTGTGTACGCCATAGTAAATGCCGCCATCATAGCGCCGCGCTGCCAAATCTTTTTCTTAATATCTAGCTTGTCAGCAAACGGCATCTTGCCAGCAAATGCTTTGTAAAGAACATCCATACCTTGAATCTGCGCGTTTAAGAATGGAACCATTTGGTTGAGCAAATACAAGCTAGGTGAAGTTCCCTTTTTACTAAAGTTCATTGCCTCAAGAGCGCCCAAGGTAGCTTCCATATCGGACAGCCCTTGTTTAATAAAACTATTGTAAGAAGTTACACGGGAAGACGCATCGCCCATCATAGCTACGTGGTCTAAATAACCCATAGCTTTTTCCCAGCCCGGTTTGCCGTCAATGATTTGCAGCATGGCTTTTTGCATAGCATCAGAAGCATTACCAAGAACTTGACCGCCTAAAATACCACGGCTTTTAAGTAATAGTTCGCCTTCATTTACACCTTTTAGCATAGAACCTAACTCTTTCAAGTTGTCTATGATAGGAATCGAATTAGATCCTGTTACAAAAGCGTTGGATAATGAATCGCGCGCAATCTGACGTACAGCATAAGCCGGGTTACGAGTAATAAACGAACGCAATAACTTAGCAGGGTAACCAGCTACCTTAACCAGGTTGGGGATAGACGTTTGTACCCCATCCATTCCTTTAACCAGCAACTCTGCTGGAATACCAATTGACTCAGTATCAACAATAGCATGATGGTCTACGCCATCAATTTTAAAATGAATAACGTCCGGCCCAGCTTCCATTTTGCCAGGATAAATTCCTGAACCAAACTCTTTACCGGCACGAGATTTTTTAACTTTAAGTAGCCCCAACTCCTGCAAGCTAAATGCCACGTTTCTAGTAGCCAAATTACGCAAAGACATATCAGTTAACATGCGTGTGTTTTGCAAGGCGCTAGTAAAGACGTCTAAAATAGGCTTATTATCGCCAGCTAATTCGTGTAAATAGGGCTGGTTTTTAATGTTACCAATATGAATTGGGGTAGCTCCGCCAATGTCCAAAGCAATGTCGCCATTCTTATCAATTCTGTAAAACGGAACATAATCATTTTCTTTTAAAAGCTTTGCAGCTTCTTCTTTGGAGAATCGACCAGTCTGAACGCCAAACTCCACAAGGCCACGATTGTATTCATTATAGGTACCAGCCGCTTTTTCAAACGCTGCTTTGGTTTTAGCGTCAGAATTAATACGACCCATCACCTTATCAAGCATGTCTTGAGTAACATCTGGGCCAAAATTAAGCGTATCTAAACCTTTATTCGCCGCACGTTTAGCCGCTAAGTAAAATGTAAAGAGCTGGTTTGCTGCATTAGCATCGCCTACATCGGCTTCTTTAAGGGCCTGAGATACTTTTAGAAGACTTGCGCCATCTTTGGTTTCGACTATGCGTTCTACTTTACCGTCTTTGCGTTTCTTTTCGATGATACTCATCGGGCCATGCGCGGCAGTTTGCGCAACCCAGTTAACCCCCTGATCAAACATACGCAGGTAGTACATTAACTGTGTGCCTTCAAGGGAACTCTTCAGTTTTGCAGTTAGTTGCTCAGCGACTTTTTCTATTGGGGCGAACCTATCAATGTAGCGAGTCCGTAAAGCTAAGCGGTTTTCAGGGGACAATATACCCCCGGTTTTAACTATATTGTTAGGCGTTTTAAAGCCTGCAGCCGCAGATTTAACCTTATCAGTAGCGGTCTTATTAGCGTGAACAATCTTACTAACATCACTGCCTAAGTCCGCAAACTTACTGTTATAACTTGGCTTGCTGCTAAATTGAATATTACCGTTGGCTTCTTTATAAGCACCTGGATTTACTTCTTTAAAATCACGGCGGGCTTCACGAAGTAATCTGTATACATCAGATGTATTTGTAGCTAGGTTAATACCCATGCGCCGTAAAGCTGCTCTAAATTCACCCACTAGAGCTTTAATCCATTCATTAGCCTTACCAACCCAATCTTTGCTTGGGTATTTTTCAGCTGTATGCGCAATCATTTCATGAACAGCGGCTTCTAAAGCTTCTTCTTTTGTTTGGCCAGAATCTAAAGCAGCCGTGTATGCTGCATGGGCGTCATCGCCAACACCTAATTTATCCGCTAACGCCATTACACCGCCTTTTTGGGTGGTGATTTTTTTAACTAAAGCGGCCATTCCTTCTTTACCAAGAATAGTTTCTACTCCTAAATGCCCTGTAATTTCGTGCGCTAGGGTCTCGGTAACTTCACCAGCGGTTTTGTGATTAGCAGCTACGATAACTACATCACCATTTTCTGTAACAAAACCTTTAGTTAGATCGGGATTATACCCACGCTCGCGGATATACTGCTTCATTGTTGGGGAAAGGTCTTGAATAACAGCTACATTAAGCCCTTTTGGAATCTTGAATTTATCAACTACAGCCTGAGCTGCCGAGCGCAACATCTGAATACCGGAAGATCTTCCTTCACCAACTCGTGGTTTAAACCCAATATCCATAGCGCGAAGCAAACGTTTATATGCTTCTGGATCAACGCCAAGTTCTTTTGCTTCATCTTCGGCGCTTACTTGTTCTCCTTCAGCGGCATCAGCTAAATTTCCCAGTTCTTTACGAAGTTTGTTTTTTAGCTTTTCTAATTGTTTACGGCGTTGCGCCGTTAAATTAGTGCCCCGGTCAAGGCGTAACTCAACAGTAGCAAGTGTATGGATCTTATTATTAAATTCAACTTTTGGATCTGCAGTTTTTGCGTTCTCGTTATACGCCTGTAATACCATTTCATAAGCAAGAGGCGTAACACCTTTTTCTTCAAGCTTACCTTCTTTAACCATTTTCTTTTCGGTCTTAGAAGCTTTATAACGTTTGGAACCTTGCTCTTCCTGGGCTTGGCCAACAATCATACCAATACGGCGAGCATTAATTACTTGATCGGTCGCTTTAATTTGCGCCATCAATTTATCTTTTTCTTTTACCAGACCTTCACGGTCTTTAACTGGGGCTTTTTGCGACTCTAAACGTTTGGTAATAAAATCCACACGTTCTTGCATAGTCTTGCGAATTTTAGCCAAACCAATTTCTGAAATACGCCCAACTTCTTCACCAGCTTCTTCTTCAAGGTCTTTATATCCAAGATCTTCCCTAAGCTGCTGTTCTTTTTCAGTTAACTTTTCTTGCTCTTCTTTCTTAGATGGCGCAATTTCTTCTATACGTTTTTTAGGCGTCTTAGCAAACACCTGTTGTTGCATCTTCTCTTCTATACCAATAATGATATTCTGGGCTTTTCTATAGCGCGGAGTTTTTTCATCAGCGGTGACCATCCAATTCATTATTTTGGCAATACGGGGGTCAACTCGACTATTTTTAAATTGTTGGTTTAACGCTGCACGGGATTCAACATACTTTTTACGCGCTTCTTTAAGCGCCATACGTTGTTTTTCATTCATCACCATGCTCTTACGAGCATTCCACTCTTTAAAGTATTGCTTAGCAAAGTTAAACGCAGCTTCTACTTTAGGCCCTTGGTGCGGCAATGCGGCTTGTAGTTTTTCTGCAACTTCAAACCCTTGTTTTTTACCACTTAAACCTAAGCCTGTTTGTTGAGCAGCTTCTTGTTCAGTTTCTTTTGTACGCTCTTGCGTTGTTTTTGCAGGAATAGCTTTTGCTTTAGCTGCATTTTTTTCAGCTTGCTTTTTAGTAAGAACATTTTGAACCGCATAGCGGCTAGCAGCTTCAGGAGTTATACGTTGTAGTGTGCCAACTTCTTTTACACCTTTATTGGTATATTTGTTTTTAAGTTTTTCGGCAAACTTTTGTACGTCTTTATATTCATTACGGTGAAATCCTGTTTCAATCTCGCCTTCTTTAAATCTAAAGCCTACTTTTTCTAGTGCAGCTTTTACATGACCGCTTCCAACTTCAGCTTCTTTTAATTCAGTAGCTTTTTTACCAACAGCCCGTTGGATTTTGTTCGACATTAAACCGTCAAGCTGCTTAACAATGTCTTCTTTTTGCGGTTCAGAAAGACGGTCTAAACCTTTTTCTAAACGTGCGTAGTTAATATGGCTTACTGTAGCCTGTACGTATTTATCAAGGGCCGACCGCGCTTTAGTTGCTAAACTGGGTAAAAATCCTTCTGCCATTCTTGGGTTTGGACCACCAAACCATTCACCCTTACGCATACTATCTATAGTGTCTGTAAGGTCTAACAAGTGTACATCTTGTGCTGCAGCGCTAGCACGGCCAGATTCAACAGTAGTTTTTGTACCCTCGGGAATAGCAGCAATCATTTTGCCTTTAGCTTCCCACATTTCTTTCTTAGCGGCATCTAGTTTTTTGCCTAGCGCGGCTACATCACCCCTAGCAGTATAAATCTCAGTACCTGGGCCTTTTTCACCACGGCCCAATTCGTCCGCTTGGTTTACAAGGTTTTGGTAGTCTTGCGCTTTTGCTTCAAATTCCACTTTTGCAGCGTTAATAGCGTTTACACGTTTAGTTTCAGCAGCTTTTTGTGCAGGGCTTAAAGGGGCAGGAATATGTGTGTCAGGGCGTGTGTGAAGATCTACTAGCTTTTGGGCAAGCAAGTCGGTATATTCATCCGACGTCATTTCTTCTTTATACTTAGCCAGCTTCGGCTTCTCGCCAGTAGACTGATCAATCTCTTGCTGCTGAGCATTTTGAATAGCTTCTTGGTCTAAAACTTCTTGCGATTTAGCTTGACGCTGACGGTCTTCTTCAGCAAGACGTTTTTGATATTCAGGATAAACAGCGGACTCACCTTCGCCTTCAAACAGGGAGGGTTGTTTAGTTGCATCGCCAGGGTGCTGTTCTTGCAGCGCCTTCATTGAAGCAAGGATTTTACCCATTGACTGCAAGTCGCCGGTTTCTTTGGCTTTATCCAAAGCTTTTTGCTGCGTAGCTAGCTTCTTATCAATTTCTTCTGCTGTTGCAGTTTTCCTATTGGCGTGTTCAATAGCTGCTAAACGATCGTTTAGTTCTTGCGCTTTGGTTTGGTTTTGTTCCAAGTTAGCTTGAACTTCAGCGGCCGCTTCTGGGTCATCTTTAATTTTCTTAAGCTGCTTTTGAAGATTAGTACTTTCTTTTGTAAGCGTTTGTATTTGGCCCTTAACTTTATCTGGGTCAAGATCGTCCAACGCAGCATGGTACTTTTGTGCTTCTGTAGTGATTGTTTCGAGCTTACCTAAATCTGTTTCTTGGCTAGCTTGCTGACGCAACCCATTTAAATGGTCTTCTAGTACACGTTTTTGATCAGTAATTTGTGCTGCAGATCGGTCTAAACGAATTCTATTTTGTTCCGTTTCTACTTCTGTAGGGCCGCTAGGGGCCATGCCTTGCATTTCTTTTTGGGCTTGTGCTGTTTCTTGCGCTTGTTGCGCAGCTAATTGTTCTGCTTTTAAGGCCTCTTCTTCACGCCCTGCTTGAGCTTTATCCAATACATTTCTAGCATCGGCACGAGTTCCATGCACACCAAACGGAGCAGCTACTGCACCTAATGCGGCGCCACCAACAAAGTTATCAAGGTACTCTTTACGGGCTTCGGGGTCTGCTATGTTCAGGCCGGCTTGTAAACGCTCAAAGAATTGTTGCCCAGCTTCTGTAGCACCTTCAATACCGGCAATCTTTGCGCCGCCAGCAATGTATTGGCCAGCAGTTTTTAATGTGCCTTGCTCAAGCATTTTCTTGGCGGCTTGTTCAGTGATGTCTTGTCCAATTGAACGAAATATCTTTTGAATGCCGGGAACAAACTTTAAACCAACTACATCTAACGCAGCTTGAGGAATAGCAGCTGCAGCAGCCTGTGTAAGACTAGCATCTTGTAATGATTTACCTTCTTGAACTTGGCGTGAAAGGTTAGAACCAGTGAACTGCGCAGCAGAGGCAGCGCCAGCTGCGCCCATACCAGTAACTTCACCAAGAGTTGCAAGCCCACCAAGAACAGGCGCAGCAGCGGCGGCTTCAGGAAGAGCAAGTGCAGCTGCACCAGCAGCCACAGGTAACGCCATATATGGCAGTGAGCCACCAGCGGTTTCTTTTAACTTAGTCCATGGAGCTTCAAGCCAGCCTTCTTCAGTTGGCTTAAATACTTTTTGTGCTTTTTCTTCGTGCTTCTTAGCTTCAGCTTCGGCTTCTTCTGTAGACTTAACGCCTAGTTTGCCTTTTAAACGCTCATAATCTGCTTGGATTTGCTCAGCACTAGACTTTAAAGCGCCAGTAAACCCTGTATCTGGTTTAACTTCTGGCTCAGCTGGGGCTCGAGTGGATTTTAGATACTGAAGGCCTTCAACCGACATTGCGTCTAGATTGTTGTTGCGTAGGGCCTTAAGGTCGTCAAGCGACAGTTTATCCAAATCCATGGGTAAAGCTTTCTAAATTGTAAGTTATGACTGCTTTTGCTTTCGCGCGATGGCAGCATCAATATCTGCCGTCGAATATCCACTACCTATTTCAGCCTTACCGTTTATGGCGGACTGAGAGCTCTTATACATATTTACTGCAGAATCAATAGCCGCTTGTTCCATAGCCTGTCTATCAGCTGGGCTAGTGTTAGGCATATTATACTTCATGTTTTTCTCAAGCAAACCTTTGGCAATACCCATAATAGAAGATTCACGGCGCTGATCTGCAGCATCTTGCTTAGTGCCGACGCTATTTGCATACGCGCCAGCTTTTGTTTTTTCAACAGCCAATAAACCAGAATGGTACGCAGTTTGGTCAGCCAAAGCTTTATACTTATACGCCAACTCGTCATTACCTTCATCGGCCGCAGTACGGTATTTAGCCATATTGAGCTGATAATCTTCTCTATTTTTCTCAAGCGCATTAATAGTTTTACGGCTTGCCGCTAGAGAAGGAAGACCCGCAATCCCACCAGCACCAATAGCTTTACCTAACGAACCAGTAGTAGTCATCATGGTAAGACCCATGTTCATTAACATGTCTGAAAAACCGGTATTTTTCTCGTTGGCAATTTTTTGATTAAAGGCATCTTGAGTTTCGCCTAAACCAGCAAATCTATCTACACGTTGTGGGGGTTGACCAATACCAGCTTGTGCTTGAGCTGCGTTTGCAGCCGCACCGCCTTGACCTGGAGGAGCGCCTACCCCACCTGGTTGAATAGGGTTATTTGCATTATGGGCGTTAACAACCGCCAGTTGTTGGGGGGTTACTGCTAATGGATTTGTTTGGCCTGTAGGCGTAGCTACACCAGCAGCTTTGTCTTGCGCTGCAGCATCTGCATTTGCTTGTGCTATAGCAGCGTCTGTTGTAGAGCTACGTTTATCTGCAAGGCGCGCTGGCAAAGTATCTAAGAAAGAAGGTGTCGAAGGTGCTGGAGGATTCTTTTTGGCGTTTTGTAACCATTCATTCTTTGTATCATCGTCAGATTTTGCTTGTTTATTTAGTTCAACCAAGCTATCCTCTAATCCACTAAATGCAACAATACCACCACCGGCCATCATTTGCTCACTGCCCATATCATGCATATTTTCAGCAGGTAACGCAGCTAGGCCAGAGTGTTCTGGGGGTAAATCTTTAGCTAACATTTGATCTTTAACAGACGGTTGCTTAGATCCTTGCTCGGCTTGCTGGCCTTGGGAAGCTTGGGTTAATTTGTCGCGTTGTTGTTTAGCTGCCATGGCAATAGCCATAGGAAGGGACTGGTCTTTGCCTTGCATAATAGAAAGCAAGCGTGAGTCAGGATAGATACGCGGATCAAGCGCCATCTTATACATTTGGTCCATACCTAACATTATGCAGCCCTCCCAACCATATCGTAATTAACGGCTTTGTAACCGTTGTCCATAATAAGGACCGCTTCAGGCATAACTTTTTCAACTTCTTGAGCCAAGTACCCAATAAACTTACCATGCCCACATAAAGCGTGGTCTTTAAACTCAGGTTTGTACTCAAACTCGTAAATACCCATACCGTTATCAGCACGCCACAAGAGCACTACATTTTCTTTCAGATTAATATCTGAACCAGCAGCTGCAGCACCGCCACCAAACGCATTGTATGCGCCAAGACCTGCAATACCCAGACCAGTAATTTGATTTACCGTGCTAGGTGCTGCTTGATAGGTTGCGGTAGTTGTTTGCTGCGTTGGTAGTCCACGCAACATTGAATTCATAAACGAAAGTTGTTGCTCTGGATACTGCTGGGCAGTAGCGTAGTTTTGAATCGCTTGATTCATAATGTTTTGCTGTTGCGTTTGTTGCTGTTGTCCGGCTTGGCTTTGAGCTGCAATAATATTTTGCTGTGCGCCCAACTGTTGACCGCCAATACCAGCTAAAGTATTTGCACCGCTGATACCTTGACCTAAACCCTGCATAGCTGCTTGTTGCCCAGCTAAACCTTGAGCGGAAACAGTGTTCATTTGGTTTTGTGCAGCGCCGTACGCATTTTGATAGGCATTACCCACTAGCTGGTTTTGTGCCAACATTTGGTTTTGCTGATTTAAACCTTGTTGTAATGCATTACGAGTTCCGCCAAAAGCGCCAGAAGAAGTAGCTTGCCCTTGTTGTTGAGCGCCTTGCATACCGTATTGTTGGTTTAAAAGCTGCATTGATGGAGCTAATGCATTCTGAATGTACGGGTTCATGTACGATCCAACAACGCCTGGGTTTGTAGAGGCTTGCGCTAAGTTCTGTCCTGTTTGAGCTTCTTGACCAGCCAAACCAAAAGACCCCATTGTTCCCATACCAGCAGCTTGAGAGGCAGCCCCATACTGACCAGGAACTTGTAAGTTAGCAGTCTGTTGTTGTGCCGCTTGCTGCATAGGAGAAAAACCAGCTACATAATCTGCTGGATTTGAACTGTAAGGAACATAGGGTTTAACGCCAGTAATATCTACTTGGCCGGTATCTGGATTTGTTTGTGTATTAAATAGCTGTTGCTGAGTAGCGCCAAGCATAGTTTCTGCATAAGGCCGCAAATAGTCAGGGATATTGGTATTTTGTACGTTTGTAGTAGTAGGTGCAGCTGCGGCTGGAGCTGAAGAACCTCCTCCACTACCGCCCTCTAGTGTCATTCCACCAGCCCCAAAACCACGGCCTAAGCGCGGGGAAAAAGCCTTTTCAGGCAACATAGAATCTAATGTATATCTCATATTTTTGTCTCTACAATAATGTACCGCTCTTTAAACCCATAACGACTCCACAAGCGGGCAATTGCTTCTCTTGCTGCACCCTGTATTTTAGTCGCACCGTGCACTTTTAGTAAATCGCTAAATTGTTTAAATGTATCTTGGTTAGATATTAAACGCCCACCAATAAATGTAACAAAAGCCACCCTATCATTAGGATAATTAATAAAGCTAACCGTGGCCGCTCCTTTAACTGCACCAGTTTGATCTGACGCCACCACCAAAAGCCATTGTCCAGTCGCAACATAAACTTTGACTTGATCAAGCGTGTAGTCATCTCCACCGTGCTGCATAGCATCTGCAATGTATTTTTCAGCCAAAGGCCAAGCTTGATTAACATATTGATTAGGAACGTGGCGAATTAATAAGCTCATGCTGGCATGTATTTGTCAGCTTTAATTGCGGGAGCTTGCTTAGCTTTACCAGTTCTTGCCTTTCTTACTTTACTCATCATCGCGTACAACTTTTTAGCGCCGGCATCGGAAGAACCATTACCTAAATGAGATACTACATCAGCCGGAACTACAAACTCATTATCAGCCAGCCGTGCTGGTTGTTTACCTTGGATACTAGCTGGAATTGAATCAGACATACCATCACCAGGACCTTTTAACATACGACCACCATCAGAGTAACCGCCTAAGTTAGCAATACCGCCTTGAGCATAGTTTGCATTAGGGGTGTTGTTAATTTTATTCATGGCAAGCATAGCGTTATAGTCACCGCTTTTAGCTTTAGCTGCTACAGTTGCTGGGTCTGTTTGATACTGGCTTACGTATTGGTCCACTGCATCGCGACTATTCTTTAAGTCTTTTAAAGCGTCTTTGCCAGTGCCCCCGCCGTACATATTAGCTGTCATTTCACCCGTTAATGGGTTTGTTTTAGGCTCATAAAGTGTTGCAGACTGCTGGGCAGAAGTTGGCATCTGGGTTGGTGTAGCGTATGCTGAGGTGTGCTGTTGGCTTTGTGGGTACATATCGCCGCCCATAAAATCTACAGGTTCAGAATTTGGGTCAAGTAAACCACCGCCAGCGTAGCCAGGCGGCCTAGCATATCCACTGTAGTTAGCTTGGTATAGGGGGTTTGGAGGCTGCACTACATCAGGATGGTAGTTAGCGGGGTCGTAGTGAAACTTAGATAAATTTCCACCAGTATAAGGAGTAGCTGCGGCTGCTGTGCCACCGTATCTCTTACTATCTTGGGCCATTAAAGCGCTTAAACCTAAACCACCTAAAGCAGCTTTAGCGCCAAATCCAAGGGGTTCTGTACCTGTGCCAGCGGCACCAAGAACTGAATTTGCTGGTACGTTAGCAAAAGCATTTGTGTAAGCTTGGCCATAAGCATTTGCTGCTTCCATTGGTATTTGACCTGATGCAACGCCTTGACTAATCATTTGAGGGGTAGCTGTTCCAAGCGTAGTACCTGGGGCAACGGGTAATTCATACCCGGCATTTAAAGCCGCATTTGATCCAGCTTGAACACCTGTCGTATCCGCCGCAGCAACAGTAGGGGATACAGCGGCTCCAGAAGTAGATACGGCAGTAGGAGCACCAGCAGCTAAGTCGCCAGCACCCATATACATACCAGATGCGCCTATACCGGCACCGCCAATACCACCCATAAGGGCATTCTGCATTACATTTTGACCTGTAAGAGCTGCAACACCACCACCTGTTACTGCACCAATACCCGCACCAGTAACTGCCGCAGCGCCAGTAGCGCCAAGACTTTCTTCAAGCAAAGGCGCAGCTGCGCCATCAGTCATAACTGTAGCGGCTAGAGCCGCAGCTATTGGTAAATAACTTTCAAAACCACCAGAACTTCCGCCGCCGCCAGCCATAATCTATCCTTTACTTTTTACCGATTTTACCACTTAAACCGCTGTTCCGGTAGCATCTACCCATTTAGTTCCTGCCCACCAGATGGGTTTTCCTACAGTACCAAGGCTTGTATCAAAAAACTGTTGCCCAGTTAGTTGTTTTGTCTTGGGTCTTTGTGTTGTAGGCCCAAAATCAGGGGTAACCAAAGCCTGAGAAAAGTTGTTTAGCAGCGTGAAATATAGCCGCAGGGCGTTATTCATTTGGTCTTGGTACTGCTGATTATAGTCAGCCGGGGCAATAAGTAAGTTAGGTGGCGCAGGCATTAACGGCGTACCGTTATAGTTCTGATATGCTGGAATAGTCATTATCTTCTACCGTCTGGACGAATATCAATACGGGGGCTACCTAACTGCCAAGCTACACCAACACCTGTAGATTCTATTCTGAAGCTCATCTGCCGCCCGCGTAGTCTTGTATAAACCTGGCCATCAAACTGCTGAATTGTATATTCTGGAACCGTTGTATAGTTTTGTGCAGATTGAACTTGTGGGTTATCGGCAGCACCATATGGGGTTCCAGAGTTTTCACGGGGCTTTACGGTCATAGTTACAGAAGGCTGGTTAGTAGTAGAACCATTAAAGTTAACGTCAGGCAAAATACGCCATACAAAGCCAAAATTGTGTCCGTCGCCAATATCAAAGTCTGAAGATTGAACATAAGAGTCAATTGGTAAAGTTGCGGAAGTTGATAAATCATCGCATCCATTTTCGTGGTAAAGCAGTCTGCCATTATAGTCAGCGGCAACAGGATAAGGTTGGGTACCAGTTTGCATCCAAGCTG